CCAACAGAGGTGCTGCAAGGCCGTATCGTTGATTACGATGAACGAACGGCAGAGCTGGTTATTCGGGTGCCCTACCGCGATTGGGAGTTAATGACTAAGCGGCAGTACAAGAAGTGCTTGGTGCAGCCCATTGATAGCAGACCACTATCTGACAGGCAACGTAAAGCCTGTTACGCCCTTCTTGGTGAAATTGCTGACTACACCGGGGAGGGCAAGGATATGACAAAGGAGCGCATGAAGCTAAAGTATCTTCTGGAAGACACGGAGGATATGGGAAATCAAATCTTTTCCCTGAGCAACGCTCCTATGTCCCTGGTTTGCGGGTTCCAGCGTTTCCTAGTGCGATTCATCGTTGATTGGGACATTCCGACACGATTCCCGCTGTTGGATATGGTAGACGATATAGGGGATTACCTGTATAGCTGCCTAGCACACAAAAAATGCTGCATCACCGGTAGACCGGCCCAACTCCACCACATTGATCGGGTGGGCGCTGGGCGAGACAGGACAGACATAGTGCATGAGGGGATGGAGGTTTTACCTCTGTCCCCAGAGATGCACCAGCTAGCCCACACGATGCCGGACAGCGAGTTTTTCGAGCGGTACCACCTGCCGGGTGGTATCGTCCTGGACAAAACGCTCTGCAAAGTCTGGCACCTGAAAAGGAGGAAGGACAATGGAAAACCTGCTGTTGACCAAGAAAGAAGCGGCTGATTGCCTGAGAATCAGTGTTGCAACGCTCGACTGTATCCGCAAGTGCGGATTCATCAAACCGATTAAGATCGGCGCTAGGGTGTACTACACGCCTGCTGAGCTGCGTCGGTTACTGGAGAAGAAAGAGATTCCTACGTTCATCGAGCGCAACGAAGTGCCCGGAACGTACAGACTGTAAGGAGGATATACCATCATGGTAAACCGCTTGATTTTGCAGGGCCGTTTGGTGGCCCAGCCCGAACTTCGACACACCCAGAGCGGCGTTGCTGTTGCATCGTTTCGGGTGGCGTGGAGCCGTAAATACAAGGAAACGGAAACCAAGCTGTTCTTAAACTGTGTGGCTTGGCGTGGCACTGCTGAGATGCTCTGCAAGTATTTCGGCAAGGGCCAGGAGATCGTCGTAGAGGGCGAGTTGAACACCAGAGGCTACACCGACCGGGATGGGAACGATCGGCAGGTGACAGAGTTGATTGTGTCGCAGGCTCATTTCTGTGGGCCGAAGGGTGGCGGGAACAATCAACCGAGCGGGAACTATACTGAACCGGAGTTCAGTGACCTCACGGGAGATGATGGAGAGCTGCCCTTCTGATAGGGCGGCTCTAGGAGTAGGAGGCAAACGATGGAAGAAAGATCGACTTTCCAATTTTTTCGTTCCTTTTATGATGCGGCGCGAAAAATCCCCGACAAGGAAATGCAGGCAGACTTTTTATTGGCTATCTGCGAATACGCATTGAACGGGAACCCCCCGGAAGAAACCGGCATCATCGGCGCTTTGTTTGAACTGGTGAAGCCTAATCTGGATACCAGTCGCAAGCGGGCACAAGCTGGACGCGTTGGCGGCGAAGCAAAGCGAAGCAACACGGAAGCAAATGCAAAGCAAGACGAAGCAAAGTCTAGCAAAGCGCAAAACCCCGTAAGCGATGGGGAAGGGGAAGAAGAAGGGGATGTAGATGTAGATGGGGATGTAGAAGAAAAGAAAAGGGAAAAAGAAAATGCGGCATCCGCCAAGACGTTGCCGCCCTCCCCTCCCAGACCTCAAATCCCCTATGATTCCATCCGGGATGCATACAACGAAATCTGCGCGTCGTTTCCCCGCTGTACGGCTATCAACGAAAGTCGGAAAAAGGCGATTCGGGCCAGGTTCAACGCTGGGTATACGCTGGATGATTTTCGACAGTTGTTCCACAAGGCCGAAAACAGCAGTTTCCTCCGGGGGCGGAATGACCGCAACTGGTCGGCAACGTTCGATTGGCTGGTGAAGGATTCCAACATGGCAAAGGTGTTAGAGGGAAATTACGACGATTCCGGGGCTAGATCTGGCCCTGCTCCTAAGCAGCCGAAACGGCAGAGTTGGGCAGACCTGGCCCGGCAGATGGACGAAGAGGAGGGAGTATCATGACTAGGCAAGAAACCGGCATCATCATGGATATCCTGACCACGGCCTACCCGACTTTCTACAACGGCAGAAACGCTCCTGATATGCGGATGACAGTAAATCTTTGGGCGGAAATGTTCGCAGAGGACGATGTGAAGATCGTTGCGGCGGCTGTGAAAGCCTTGATTGCGACGGATGACAAGGGTTTCCCGCCACATATCGGGGCTGTGAAGGGCCGGATTCGGCAAATCAGCAACCCGGATGAAATGACCGAGCAGGAAGCGTGGGCGCTGATTTCCAAAGCGCTGCGTGATGGATATTATAACGCAGAAGCGGAATTCGCCAAACTGCCGCCGCTGGTGCAGGACGTTGTACACGATCCCAGGCAGTTGCGGGAATGGTCGATGATGGACGAATCGACCGTGCAATCTGTCGTTGCATCCAATGTTCAGCGCAGTTTTCGGGCAAAGGCCCAGAGTAGGCGAGATTTTGAAGCTCTTCCCAAGGACGTGCAGGTGTTGGCAAAAACATTTGCCGCCGCTCTGCCACAGATGCCGGAAGAACCAAAACCGGCGGCATTGCCGCCCAGGGTGCGGACGGTGGAGGATATCAAGGCCGACATGGAGAAAACCAAAGCTATCCTGATGCAGCAGGCCGGGACGAAAAAGAAGCCTGCTGACTACACGCCACCTACGCCGGTAGACTGGGAACGGCAGAGACAGGATGCGTTGCGTAGATTCCGGGAGGTGGCGCAGTGAACGAAGTTAGACGGGTGGCTTTTTTTACCATCCCCTACCCGGAAACCAAGCGGGGTATGACGGCGTGGAATAAACGGTTTAGCCTGAACGCCTACTATTCCGGGAAAAACTACCACCAGCGGAAACGTGATGCTGACGATATCCACCTGTTGACTAGCATAGCTCTAAAACGGGCTAGAGTGAGGAAGGACCTGGTAAAAACGCCCGTGCAGGTGATTTTCTACTGGGACGATGGGCTTGATGTAGATAATCACGCAGTCCTGGGGAAGATGATCGTCGATGCACTGAAAGGCTGGATTTTACCGAACGATAACCGCCGCTGGTACAGGAAGGTATCACACGAATTTTGGGAACGCCAGGAAATCGGCGTGGAGGTCGTGGAGTGGGAGAAGTAACCATTTCCGTGACCCCGCGAAAAAGGAGGAAAACCAATGATCAAAATCAAGAAAAACTGCACCTTGGAAACGACATGGAAGGAACTGAAGGACGATATTGAGTCCGCGTCTAACCCGCTGAATGTCGGCGATGAAATCGACATTATGCTGAAAACTGGCGAAAAAGTCACGCTGGTGTGTGAACGTGCAGGGCATAGGAGCGCAACGTTTTTTACGAAAAACCTGCTCGAAGATACTCACTGCATGAATGAGAACCGGAAAGCAAAAAACGGTGAGCAGTTGAGTACGATGGAGGCATATCTGGGCAAGCTCTTCCGCTTGTTGCCGTACGATTTGCAAGAAGTTGTAACTGAGCCGCTCCGATTGTTGCGAGAGAAGGAAGTCTTTGGAAAAAACAACTACGGGAATGAAGAATTGTGCGAAGTACTCCATCGTTACTCTGAGAAGGAAAACCGGGTTAAAACGCTGAACGGCGTCCCATTTCCATACTGGTTGGCATCCCCGCATGCGGAAGACCCCGCGTACTTTTGCACTGTGACCGACGGCGGCAACAGCGGCAACAACGACGCCAGCCACAGCCGCGGTGTTTGCTTCGGCTTCGACATTTAATCTAAAATCTAACAATCGCGGGGCCTTGTGTCCCGCATAGGAGGAAAACAAATGAATGAATTGAACCAATACGGTATTCTGTCGGGCAACGAAATCCGGCAGCGCATGTCCAAAGGGGATATTATCATCAAGCCGTTCGACCCGGCCCAGCTTGGGCCGAACAGCTACAACCTGCGCCTGCATCCCAAAATGCTTGCGTATACAGAAGCTGTCCTGGACCCCAAACGGGACAACCGTACACGGGAGATCATCATCCCGCCGGAGGGCTACGTGTTGAAGCCTGGAAGGGTGTACATAGCGTCCACGGAGGAGTGGACCGAGACCCGGAACCTGGTCCCCATGCTGGTTGGGCGCTCCTCTGTGGGGCGTCTGGGACTGGGTGTCCACGTCACAGCAGGGTTTGGGGATGTTGGATTCCGTGGGCGGTGGACACTCGAAATGGTGGCAACAGAACCTGTGAGAGTGTACCCTGGCATGGAAATCTGCCAAATCTACTACCACACCGTGTGTGGCGAGATTTTGGATGAATACGTTGGGAAATACGTCGGCCAAGAGGCGGCTACTCCGTCCCGGCTCTTCCAGGAGATGGGGGATGCAGAATGAAAGATTTGCACACCCTGGACAAATACCGAGACAGGGATTTTGGGTACCGTATCTACGGCGGACCCGGCGACGCCGGTAACGGTGCTTTCAAAGTTTACGTAGGCGGAAGATCGTTTTTCTGTATCGCCAGCAATGGCGGGGGTTGGGAGCATGTCAGCGTGTCACCCTGCAACCGCAAACGGGCCACGCCGCCTACCTGGGCTGAAATGTGCGAGATCAAGCACATGTTCTTTGAGGACGAGGAAGCTGTTGTACAGTACCACCCGCCCAAGAGTGAGTATGTGAACAACCATCCATACTGCCTGCACCTATGGCGGCCTACGGGGGTGGAAATGCCAAAGCCGCCGAAAATTTTTGTGTGATGGAGGGAAAAGCATGAAAAGTTATATTGAAGAAGCGTTCCAGCGGTTGCGCGGATACTGCGACAAGAAACCAAATTGCGACAATTGTCGTTTTGCCGACAATGAAGGGCACTGTGTTATGTATAACACTGTCCCATCTGATTGGAAGATGCCGAAAGAAAGTGAGGAAGGCAATGACTGACTACATCGACCGAGAAGCGTTGCTAAAGGCGATTAGCAAAGTGGGCGGAAGCCCTCTCAGCGAGTGGGACACTGTGGGAGTGGTTAGCCTGGTTGTAAACCAGCCTGCCGCCGATGTGTCCCCGGTGCGGCGGGGGCAATGGAAGCCAGCTGGGTTCGTATTTATGGGCGAATCCGTGGACTGCTCAGAATGTGGGTACAGAATTGCTACTAGCATTGGCCGTGGCTGGAACTACTGCCCCAACTGCGGCGCGAAAATGGAGGTAGAGTATGACGAAAGAGGACGCGATTAAAGAGCTAGAGCTGCTGCACGTTACAACAGCGGCACCGGCAGGCAGCGTAGCAGGTGAATCATGCCGCGCAGTAAATGATGCGCTAGATATGGCTATCAAGGCTCTAAGGGAGCCACCGAGAGTACGCGCACACTGGGGACGATACAGAGATATCATACAATGCTCCAACTGTGGATTTGGGATGTTCCCAATAGCCTATGTTTTTGATAAAGGAGACTGCGTGGGAACCAATGTTATTCCTAGAAATTGCCCAGAATGCAATGCAATGATGGAGGTGCAAAATGGCAACTGATTTTGAAAAAAAGAAAGAGGAAATACGCTCGATTCTGGACGGAATAGAGCAAGAGGCCGAAACACTCCTGAAAAACATCGCAAAATTCCGAAAGGATTTAGAAGATGTGGACGAAAAAACGGAATTCAGAGCATTCGACGCAGAGCACGACTTGGAACGTTACTTGGGAAGATATATAGCTTTATATATCTTATTAGAGAAGGAGAAGGAGAATGACATTAGAACAAGCTAGAGAGTGGCTCCAACGCCACGCCGACAACACGCCCATGCCTGGGGCGCGGGAGGCGTATCGGACTATTCTGGAGGCGCTTGATGGTATGCGGTGGAGACCAGGCAGCGAGAAGCCGACAAAGGCTGGAGAAAAAGCTGTTTGCATCACCGAGTATGGCAACGTGGTTCTTGGCACAGTCATATCTTACCAGGGAGAACTGCTGTGGGAGGAATTCACTGTGTATGGAGGAACATTTACGCCAACCAACTGGATGCCCCTGCCGGAACCGCCGGGGGTGGAATGACAACTAACACGTAACCGTGTTGAAATCGACACGGTTAGAAAGGAGATTAAAATGACACTGACAGAACTGCAAGACAAATTGGGTGAGCAAATCGAGCTGCTTTCTGATAAGGAAACTCCACACAAAGCCAAAAAGGAACTCGCTGACGTTGCTATGGTAATCTCGTCATTGGCCAAACAAATGATTAACAACGCAGATGTTGTCCTTCGCACAGAAAAGCTAGTTTCCGAGGGAAAATTGAAAGAATCGGAAATCAAGAAAATGCTGTAATGGGCGGGAAGAAGTACACTCAGGAACAAGTGGACTGGATAGGTTGCAATTTTGCAGCCTATCCTACCACAAAAACGCTCACAGAAGCGTTTAATCTGCAATTCGGGGAAAGTAGGACGGAAAGCTCAGTTGCTCAAACAGCTACTAGAAGGTGCGGCTTAAAGCGCTGGCCCCGTCAATGCTTCACCGAAAAAGAAAACGCTTGGCTTATCGAGAATTATAGCAAAATGAAAGCCGAGCTTCTGACGGAAAAATTTTGTGCCAAATTCGGACATAAGTGTAAACCGAGGACTATTATCGGGCATTGCAACAGTATTCTAGGCATCCATTCAGGTAGAAAAAATTTTCCAAAAGGAAACACCCCTTGGAAAGTTTGTGATATTGGGCAAGAAAAGAAAGGGAGTAACGGCTATACTCTCGTGAAAGTCAGCAACAAAAAAACGACAAGGGAAAGTAAGGACAGGCACGATAATTGGAAGTTTAAACATATCCTTATTTGGGAACAACATCATGGAAAAGTACCAAAAGATCACATGGTTGTTTTTTTGGATGGAGATAGAGAGAATTTTTCTATCGAAAATTTAGCGTGTATCCCATTGCGTTACGCTGGAATAATGGCTAGAAATAAATGGAACGGAAAGGGAGGGATAACAAAAACAGCCGTGAAATGGTGTGAGTTGCATTTTGCTATAAACGATGTAAAGGAAAAACGGCTTGCACAGCGAGAAATGGAGGAAGAATGAATATCCCGGATGAAATGAACTGCTGGAGCCAATTCCCGGCCATGGTAGGCTATGCTGCTGCACACGAGGCCCTTGCAGAGGAGTGCATGGAATTAGCTCATGCTGCTCTAAAAATAGCTAGGTGCCTGCGCGGAGACAACCCCGTCGGAAGCTCCGTTTTGAACTATCGAAATGCGTTGGAAGAGGAATACACCGACGTTGTTTCCTGTGCTATTGCCCTGGGCTTGAAACCCAACGCGGATGTTTCCACTTGGAAGTGGGAACGGCACAAGAAACGACTGGAAGAAATGGAGGGGAAATAATGGAGCTGGATATCAAGCCCTGCCCATTCTGTGGTGGAAAGGCAAAAATCATGCGAAAGGGAACTAGAAGCGGAAGAATTAGAAGTTATTCCGTGGATTGCCCTGGGTGCCTCGCAAACGGCCCTGTATTCTGGGTTGCAGATTGGCACAGAACACCGTTTATCGCGCAAGAAAAAGCGGTGAGGGCGTGGAACAATCGCGTTGAAGTAATAGAGGAGGTTTGTGATGGAATTTAAAACAAAGCCCTGCCCTGTGTGCGGTGGGAAGAGTTTGCAAGTTATTGCCGTAACTAAGGGTGATGAGACACGGTATTTTGTCCGTTGTATGAAATGCGGCCACGAAGGACCTTTTAGCCTGCGCAGTGATCTGGAAGCAAAAGGAGCTTGGAATGGGTGCGTCGATGTGATGGAATACCAGAACGCAAAACCAGCCACCCGCAAAACCATCCTGGACGCCGCCGAAAAGTGCGTGTGCAACGACCGGCAGGATCAATACGGAAAACCAGAGGACAGCTTTAGTGCTATCGCTGATTTGTGGACGGCCTATCTGGATATTGGCCGCGAGATCACGCCGGTTGACGTGGCGCAGATGATGATCCTGTTAAAAGTCGGCAGGGCAAAGGAGAACCCGAAACACCAGGACAACTGGGTTGATATGGCAGGCTATGCGGCCTGTGCCGGGGAAATTGCAGCGGATGTGTACGGCAATGATTCCTAATCCCCACCGTTGCCGGAAATGCGCCGGAGAACCCGCTGTGCAGTGCATGTACAGAATCGGGGATGATGTAGAGTTGTACCGGGTTAGATGTGAAAAATGCCAGAACACAGGAAAAACGGAGCCGACCTACGACCTAGCTGTTTTGTCCTGGAACGATGAAAACAAAGAGGATGATTCAAAATGAAAATCTTTATTTCTCAGCCCATGCAGGGCAAAACCGACGCCGAAATCCTGGCAGAACGGGAGCGAGTTATCAAGGCTGCTAAGACCAAGTGGGGTGACGATGTGGAGGTTCTGGAGAGTTTCTTCCAGGGCGCTCCCGCCGAAGCAAAGCCGTTGTGGTTCCTCGGCGAAAGCTTGAAGGTCATGGCGGACGCGGATGCTGTTATCGTGTGCAAGGGATGGAGCTATGCCAGAGGGTGCAAGGTGGAGATCGCCGTCGCAGAAGCGTACAAGTTGCCGGTTTTCTTTCTGATCGGCGATAAATTGCGAGGATACAACGAGTAACCTGTGCAAAAAATGCACAAGTTGGAAAGGGGAACCAATGATTACTTTTGAACACGCCGAAGTAGTGGGCTGGGAGGCCGCTATTAGAGGGATGCGGAACCCTCATAACAGCTGGGACAAGTCGGATAGCAAATACCTGCGCCAAGAAGATGGGCATATCATCGCAAGCCGCTACGAAATCGGCCCCAACGACCACGACTTAATGATGCGCCTTGTTAAGGCTGGCACCGACCACCGCAAATTTATGCGGATGATCGTTGTGTATGTGGATATAACAGCGCCGCTGTACTGGTACAAGGAACTTGAAACGTACAAGGTGGGCACGGTATCTAACTCCTGTTCTACGATGCACAGCATCCATAAGAAGCCGTTTTTCGTGGACGATTTCAGCTGTGAAGACATTTTGGATTCATGTGATCGGCCTATCATTTCTGCGAGATGGCAAGAACGTGCCGATTGGTCGCCTTACGAAGTGTTTTGCACTATCGTTGGGCTGCTAAATAGATGCAGAGAAATGTATCTTGAAACGGGTGAAAAAATCTGGTGGAGGCAGATTATTCAATTCCTTCCCTCTAACTACAACCAGCGCCGAACCCTGATGCTAAACTATGAGGTTCTAGCCAACATTTACCGTGCTCGGCGCAATCATAAGCTCACCGAGTGGAGGGAGTTCTGCCGCTGGATTGAAACACTCCCGCACTCTGAACTGATAACCGGGGGCGCTGAATAATGGCCCTGACAGCGCAGGAAATCAGACAACGGGATTTGCGGTATAAGAAGCAGAATTACGAATGGGCCAAAGCTAGGGGGCTGTGCGTTCGGTGTATGAAAGAACGCGCCGCCCCTGGGCGGTATAAATGCCTAGAGTGCCTATCTATCAGCGTAGAGCTAAACAACGCTTGCAACGCTAAACTATCCCAAGACGAAAAGAAAAAGCGTGAAGAGCGCAACAGGGAGAGTATGAAAACCTTGTACGCGCAGCGAAAAGCGGCAGGGCTATGTACAGCATGCGGCAAACCGGCCTACAAAGGGCAGGCGTTCTGCAACGAATGTAGGTTGCGGCGCAACAGAACACACAGAGAACGGTATGTACGGAAACCAGCAGGGGAGTGCCGTTACTGTGAACGCCCAGCGCTACCAGGGCGGCAGATGTGCAAAGAGCATTATGAGCGTGATTTGGAGATACTGGAATACGCTAGATCACAACGCAAAACGGACCCGGTCCGGGATGCTATCAATGATTTCTGGAAGCTGAAAAAAGCAGGGGGATAATATGGATGATTTCGACAAGAAGGTTCTTCTTTCGCTGGAAAAGAACCGGATGATGATTAGCAAGGTGGCGCGGGAACTGTTTTGTCATCGGCACACTATCACCTATCGCCTGGATAAGTTGAAGAAGGAAACGGGCGTTGATCCGTTGGAAGTACGGGGTCTTGTGGCCCTGCTTGATAGAATTGGAGGGCAGGCTTGAAAGAGGTGTGGCTGCCGATTCCCGGCACTGACGGGTGGTATGATGTTTCTAATTTCGGCGAAATCCGAAGCTGGATAAAACAACGTTGGGACCATTCCAGAGAAAGGGCTGAAAATCCACGAATCATGCGCCAACAGTCGCACAACGGAAACGCCACTATTAAAATTGCTGGTAAAACAATTCGAGTAAAAGATGTTGTGTGTGATGTTTTCCTTGGCGGGAAACGGGTGGGCATGATCCTACGGCACAAGGACGGAAATTATCAAAATTGCGCGGTAAATAATTTGGAGTTTGTAACAAGGGCGGACTTCAACAAGGAGCGCAGAAGCCCAAATTGCCGAATTGTGGCCAAGACGGACAAATGGGGTAAGGTGCTGAAATTCTATCCCAGTGCAAGGGCTGCTGCGCGGGAAAATTACCTATCCACAAGCGGCTTGCACAGACGAATTAGAAATAAGTCGTTCATCGACGGCGTGATTTTCAAATATGCTGATTAACAGATGGACATATTGTCCAAAGAATTAGCAAAAACACAGATTTTCGTGGAACGATACGGTAGAATATGGTATAATAATAGCAAGGAAGTCTTTGTCCTTTCGGGCTTCCGCATGCTTCTTCCGCCGGGTGGCGGCGGCAATAGCCACCCCTCCTATTTGGTATAGGGGCGGGGGTTCTTCCCCTGCCCCACCCTCCATATCCTGGGCGCTGGTGTGTATGATTTGGTTCAATCCCGAATCCCAGGACCATCCCGAAAGGGAAAAAATAAAATACGAAAGGTGGTGAAAGCTTTGCTCCTACCATCATTTTGTGTTTTGTTTTTCAGCACCTAACCAAGCGCGGCGAGCGTCCTATTATCTGGCACGGTAGGGATGCCACGACCCGCGCAGGTTGGGATATATGAAAGAACGCCGCCGGATAACGCAAGGGTGTGTCACCAGCGTCTTCGACGTGGCAGTTGCACCGGGAGTTCTTTCTATATGCTGGCTATCGGTGCAGGAGCCAATAGCTGGCTTTCCGCTCTGTCGGTTCTCTTTTTTGTTTCCATAGGGAATGCTCCTTCGGTAAGCTGCAGCCTGTAAAAGCAGCTCCATCACTCACCTGGTGGCCCCGGTTGGATTCCGGTTAGGCATACGGCGGGATACTCAAGTTTGGTCAAAGAGGCCGCATTGCTAATGCGGTATGGGCTACAGCCTGCGTAGGTTCAAATCCTACTCCTGCCGCCGGATGGGTTGTGGTGTAATCCCCTGAAACACCTGGCACCACGGAAAGGCGGGGATATATGCGGAAGGGCTAGTAGGGGCGTCACCGGATTGGTGAACTGGGTTCAAGGCCCAGCGACTGCACTGTATACAGTAGCCGATGAATGTACTAAGTCGGCGATTCCCCACGGTGGAACACTGTTGCGTGTGTGTACAGCACCAACACCGCTGTGGGGCAATATGGCGGGTGGCGATAGCCTATATCCGGGTAGTTACCGGGGCCTGCTACCAGAATAGCGGTTAGCATTTGCGGATGCTGGGGCGATGGAAACCCGCCCTGACAGCTCGGAAGAGACGGGCGTAGGAGGATAAAATATGGAAATCAGAAGCGTGAAAATTAAAGAGATCAAACCGTATGATCGAAATGCCAAGAAGCATGATGATACCCAAATCAACAATGTGGCTGAAAGCATCCGACAGTTCGGTTTTGTCCAGCCTATCGTGATTGATTCCAATGGCGTTATCGTCATTGGACATTTCCGTTTTGAGGCGGCTAAGCGGCTGAAATACGCCGAAGTACCCTGCATCATGGTGGACGATCTAACGCCTGAACAGGTGGACGCCCTGCGTATCGTGGACAACAAAACCAACGAATCCCCATGGGATATTGATTTGCTGACCGAAGAGTTGCAGGATTTGGATTTGTCCATGTTTGATTTTGCATGGGATTTGATGGAGGAAACGGACGAAGCTACCGAAATTACAGAAGATGAAGCACCGGAGGTTGATAAGACCAACGATCCTATTTCTAAGTTTGGCCAAATTTGGAAGTTGGGCCGTCACCGGCTGATGTGTGGAGATAGCACCTCCGAAGAAAACGTGAAAGCTCTTCTGGGGGGTGCGAAAGCTGACCTTCTTCTTACTGATCCTCCGTATGGCGTGGACTATACTGGCAAGACTAAGGATGCCTTAAAAATCCAGAACGACGCAAAGATGGACGAAGAAATGATCGAATTTCTTTCCTCTGCTTTTCGCTCTGCGGATTCCGTTATGAAGCCTGGGGCTGTGTTTTACATCTGGTATGCTGGAATGAAAGAACATGCTTTCGATAAGGCTTGCCAGCTAATCGGCTGGGAGGTTCGCCAAATCCTTATTTGGGCAAAAAATACCATGGTAATGGGGCGGCAAGATTACCAGTGGAGACATGAACCCTGCATTTACGGGTGGAAAGGCGGCGCTGGACACCTCTGGGCGTCCGACCGAAAGCAGACAACGATTCTGGAATTTGACCGTCCTACCGCGAACAAAGAACATCCTACAATGAAGCCGATTGCGTTGTTCGATTATCAAATTCAGAACAACACAAAAGGCGGTGACATCGTTCTGGATCTGTTCGGCGGAAGTGGGACAACCATTATGGCTTGTGAACAGAATGGAAGAAACGCATGCGTGATGGAATATGATCCTAAATACGTTGATGTTATCATCAAGCGCTGGGAAAACTTCACCGGAGAAAAGGCGGTTTTGGAAGGATGACGATTGCAGAAGCGAAAGAGATCATCAAGAAAACCAAAAGCCAAAAACTAAAGCGAGACATGGAGCGGTTCATAAGAAATAAGAAGCGGAAAGAAAGGGAGAGGTGATTGTATGGGGCGGCGGCCAAAAGAAATTGATCAAAAACAATTTGAAAACCTTTGTGGGCTGCAATGCACCTACGACGAAATCTGCTCTTGGTTCGACGTTACGGATAAAACGCTTAATAGTTGGTGTAAACGAACGTATGGTAAGAATTTTTCCGAGGTATTTAACGAAAAGAGAGGGCGTGGCAAGATTTCGTTGCGCCGGACGCAGTGGGAACTAGCTAAGAAAAACGCTTCTATGGCTATTTTTCTGGGCAAACAATACCTTGGGCAAAGCGACCAGGGCGGCGTTATCACAGAAAAAGATGTACGGCAGGAAGATGCACTCAGCGCTAGCCTAAAGAAGATCGCAGAAGGGCTTGATTCGGATGATTAGCGAAAAGCAGATGAAGATCCTGGCCTTCCCTTACACCAAGTACGAAGCTATCATCTGTGATGGGGCTATCCGTTCAGGGAAAAGCTCTATTATGATGTGGGCTTTTGTTAAGTGGGGCATGATGAACTTCGACGGCCAGCGTTTTGCTATTTGCGGCAAGAGCGTTGATAGCTGCATTAAGAACGTTATCCAGCCTTTCCTAGCTATGTCTTTAGCCCGTGAAACCTACCGGCTACGGTGGCGGCGGATAGACAAGGTGCTGGAAGTGCAAAACGGCAACACCACAAACCTGTTTGAGGTGTTTGGTGGCAAAGATGAAAGTTCTTTTGCACTCATCCAGGGCAGAACCCTTGCAGGGGTGTTGCTGGATGAGGTGGCCTTGCAGCCTAGATCGTTCGTGGAGCAGGCGCTTGCACGTTGTTCTGTTTCTGGTTCTCGGTTCTGGTTCAACTGCAACCCAGGCCCACCGTCGCATTGGTTTTATCAAGAATGGATTAAGCAAACTGAAAGGCACAAAGCTCTGCATCTGCATTTTCTCCTAGAGGATAATCCAGCGCTCGACCCGGAAATCGTGGAGAGGTACAAGAACACCTATGCAGGCGTATTCTACCGACGCTATATCCTAGGCGAGTGGTGCGTAGCTGACGGCCTGGTTTACCCGATGTTCGATAAATCAAAACACATAGCCACGGAACAATACTCCGGTGGTGTGTATTATATCAGCATCGACTACGGCACGTTGAACCCTACGGCTATGGGGCTGTGGCAGCTGCGAAACGGTAAAGCTGTGATGCTGAAAGAATATTACTACGATGGACGCAAACAGAAGCGCCAGAAAACGGATGAGGAATACGCCGACGATCTGGAAGCATTTGCGGAAGGGTACCAGATAGAGCGAGTAATCGTCGATCCGTCGGCGGCGTCCTTCAAAGAAACGTTACGGCGGCGCGGCAAATTTGCCGTGATGGATGCCAATAATGCAGTGCTAGATGGTATCCGCCTTACTGGTAGCCTGCTGTTAGCTGGTAGAATCCTGTTCGATGCCAGCTGTGAAAACACGTTTGATGAATTCGGTTCCTACTGCTGGGATGAAAAAAAAGAAACCGATGCGGTAGTTAAAGAATCGGACCATGCAATGGATATGATACGATATTTCGTATACACGATAATGCGGCGGGAGGTGCGCTAATGGAGAGTTTTTTTACTAGGACGTTCCGAAATCTGAAAAACTGGCTGTTTCCCACTGTTGCCGCTAAAAAAGATTTTGGCGTAGATACGGCGGTTGGTACCACGATGCAGCAGAATATCAACCTGTGGTATTCTATGTACATCAACGAACCGCCTTGGGCCAAGCGCGACATTATCCCGCTCGGCCTGCCTGCTGCTATCGCCCGTGAAATGGCGCGGCCTGCACTGGTGGAATTCAACGGAACAGTTACCGGCGGGGCACGGGCTGAATTCTTGGATACGTGTTTCCAGGATGCCGCCCGGAGCTTTGAGAAAAACTTGGAGATGGGGCTTGCTCTCGGTGGGCTGGCCCTTCGGCCTTATGTGTACAACGGCGCGTTGAAAGTCGATGCTTCTAGTATCATGGCATTTCAGCCTACCAACTTCGACGAAGCTGGCAAATGCACCGGTGGCGTATTCCGCGAGCGGGTGCAGCTGGCTGGTAAATGGTACGTCCGCCTGGAAAGCCATGAGTTTGTGAGAGATGGAGATCGCACAGCCTACGTTGTGCGGAACAAAGCTCACAAGTCCAATCAATACGGAACGGTGGGCGAGGAAGTACCGCTCGATACGGTCCCAGCCTGGGCAACCTTGGATGATGAAACAACACTCGATGGCGTAGAACGTCCGCTGTTTGCCTTTTTCACCCCGCCTGTTGCAAACAACATCGACACTGATAGCCGCCTGGGTGTATCTGTGTACGGCGGTTCTATCGTCGGCCTAGTAAAGGATGCAGATGAACAGTGGGATAGATTGTGGTGGGAGTTCAAAAGCGGTGAGCGCAAAATTTTTGCAGAATACACCAGCGGGAACGCCCGTGATTTTGGGAGAAACCGGCTCTATGAGTTTGGGCCGTTTATGTCCCAGGATGGGGATTTCTTCAAGGAGTTTTCCCCGGCGTTTCGGGATGATGCCATTTATAGGGGATTCCAAAACATCCTGAAACAAATTGAATTCCAGACAGGCCTAGCCTATGGAACGATTTCTGACCCGTCCAGCGTGGAAAAAACATCGACGGAAATCTTAGCTAGCAAGCAGAGACAATACATTACAGAGAGCCATATTCAGCAGGCGTTCGGGGATGCTCTGGACGATCTGGTATATGCGATGGATGTATACGCTACACTGTACGCCCTGGCTCCTCAGGGGGACTATGAGCTGCATCTCAGTTTCGGCGATGGTGTACTCGATGATCCTGAGAGCAACCGCGCAGAAATGGCGGCTGACCTGCAACTGGTATCTGCTGGTATCCTGAACGCCTATGAATTCCGACAGAAACATTTCGGCGAGGATGAAGAGACAGCAAAGGCCATGCTACCAGGGATGGAGGAAATGATCGACGAACCACAAGGGGAACTTGAATAATGAAGTACCCATTCAGTCCTGCCGTGTTGGATGCCTTGCCTGAGCCTATCGCCGAGCTATTCCGGGGCCTGGAAGATCGGCTGCTACAAGAGATTTGTTGGCGGCTGGTGGTATCCGATGATCTGAATCAGGTGACTGTCGAGGATATCCGGGAACTGCGTGCCCACGGGATAACGCTAGACGAAATCACAACAGCCATTGCAGAGACTACGCAAACCAGCCTGGACAAGGTAGATGCTATCATGGATGGCGTAGTAGAGCGCAATCGCAAATACTACGGTACATTAGCAACTGCGGCAGAGATTACCGCCCCGCGCCACATTGTTGATGATGTGGATGTTGAGGCTATCAGGCGGCAGACCAAAGACGAACTGCGAAACCTTACTCAATCAATGGGCTTTGCAGTCCGACGCAACGGCAAGGTTGTTAAGTGGTTGGAACCCAAGAAAGCTTATCAATGGGCGCTGGATATGGCAGAAACAGAAGTTATGTCCGGGACTATCAGCTACAATGAAGCAATAGCCCACGCCACAAAGCAGCTTGCCGCCGGTGGTTTAACGTCTATCCGCTACGAATCCAATGGGCGGGTACATTACGATCAAGCGGATGTAGCCGCTCGACGTGCTGTGATGACTGGGGTGAATCAAACCTGCCAGCGCTATGCAGAGCAGAGCATGGAGCGACTGGAAACCAACCTAGTCGAAGTGTCCGCCCATGGCGGCGCAAGAAATGTAAACGGTCCGAATGGCTGGGAAGCACATACTCTGTGGCAAGGAAAAGTTTTCCAATGGAATAAATAAGTTTGATACAAGCGGATAGCTCGACGGGGTGAAAAGTGGACTGCCTTACCATCTTCCGCTTGTTCAAAAAACAAGGCAATTACGAAAGGCAGTAATATGGCAAGAATGATTGATATAAGTGGTAAAAAATACAACAGGCTTACCGCAATAAAACCAATCGGAAGAAGAAAATCTGGAAATTATATATGGTTGTGCAAATGTGAATGTGGTAAATTTTGCGAAGTAGAAGGAAGTCTATTACGAAGTGGAAAACAACTAAGCTGTGGTTGTTACATATCAGAACGTGTCACAAAAATGAACACGAAACACAACGGATTTGGGACGCGACTTTACGAAATTTGGAGACAAATGCACAGAAGGTGTTACGGCGAGTTCCAACAGAGCTACAAAGATTATGGGGGCCGCGGGATTTCTGTTTGCGATGAATGGCATGATTTTTCTGTATTCAGAGAATGGGCTTATAAAAACGGCTATTCAGAAACGCTTACAATAGATCGGATTGACGTAAATGGAAATTACGAGCCTTCTAATTGTAGATGGGCGACCATGAAACAGCAAGCTAACAACAGAAGAAGTAACCACACAATCAAATATATGGGTGTATCGCATACAATTTCTGAGTGGGCTGATATTCTTGGTGTTAATCAAACCACACTTTGGAAAAAACTTCAAATGAACAATTGGGATTTATCTAAAGTGAAGGAGGTGGCAAAGTGGGAGAAGGAAAATACCCCGATTTCGTTAAATCGTGTGGATATGGCGATGTAACAGGAATCGGGGGAGCTTAGCTAATTGTAGGCACCATTTTTACCCATATATTGAAGGCGTTTCGACCAGAACTTACACAGAAAAACAACTTAAGGAAATGGACCAACCGCCATTTGAATACCAAGGAAAAACCTACGATCAATACCAAGCATCCCAAAAACAAAGAGAAATAGAACGATCAATACGAAAACAAAAACGTATTCAGATTGCAATGGAAGCTCTTGGAACAGAGGAAGCCGCCAAGGACGCAACGGCGGCAAAGACAAAGATTCGCCTGCTGAACCGTGAATACAGGTTATTCAGCGAAGCGGCCAACCTGCCGTTACAGCGCGAAAGGACGAAGGTGGTATACTGATGAAAATCACAGTAGCAGAAAAAACAGGAGATGTAATCCGCGCCGCTACCGTCGAATTTGATGTTGTGTTTCAAGAAAGCATGGACGCTATGAAAGAATTTTTCAACCTATATTTCGGCACAGACCCAGAGGAAGAAGACAATGATTAAAACTATCAACGGAAAAACCTGGTTCTGTTGCCCTGAATGTGGGAAGAAGATTCACCCGATAAAGCCGGGAGCCTGCGGCGTCCTGGTGAAATGCACCGGCAAAAACAACGGTAGACGTTGCGATTGGTACGGCGAAATCAAATGGGCCGGATAACCAAACAAAACCAAAATTAAGCAAGCGTAAGCAAACAAAAAGCAAACGTAAGCAAAAAGAAGCAAAGTAAAGCGAATAAAACCCAAATAACCTGAGCCTTTGAGCCAAGAATCAACTAAAACGTTGGTTTTTGGCTTATTTTTTATCTTTGACCGCCCCGACGTCGTAAAACTACGGGCGACAGCGGATGCAACCCGCGTAAATAAGCGTAGTCGTGGGAGAGAACAATGAAACGCGAATATCTAAAAGAGCTTGGCTTAGAGGATGAAATCATCGACAAGGTCCTTGCTGAGAATGGCAAGGATATCGAACGGGAGAAGGGCAAGGCTGAAGCTGCCAAGGCGGACGCCGAGAACCTGAAGACCCAGCTTGCCGACCGAGACAAGGATCTGGAAGAGCTGAAAAAGAACGCTGGTTCTGCCGATGAGATCAAGGCCCAGATGGATGAGCTGAAAGCCAAGTATGACAAAGACACGGAATCTTTCAAGGCGCAGATTGCGGAGAGAGACTATTCCGCCGCCGCTTCTGCTGCTATCACCGGCGCAAACGTCAAGTTTTCGTCCAAGGGCGCTGAACGCGCTTTTAGGGACGAACTGAAAGCTAAGGGCCTGACCCTGAAAGATGGCGCACTGGAAGGTTTCGATAACTTCCTGAAAGAACAGCGTGAAGCTGACCCCGGCGCTTTTGCATCTGATAAGCCTACCCCTTCCTTTGGCCGACCTGTCGGCGCGGGTGGTAAGGACAACGGTACCGAAAACATCGGTATCGCTCTTGCAAAAAGCATCGGTGCGGCTACCGCGCAGAACAACAAAACGTACAGCGACGTACTGTCGCAATATAAGGGAGAGTGAAAAATATGGCACTGGGTACCATGAAATACTCTGAGGTTTCCGCACCTTCGGATGTGGAAATCCTGTACAACTCCGAGTATGTGGGCAAGGCTCTTACTCTGGATTCTACCGCATTTACCAGCGGCGTTTGCAAGGCTGGCACTCCTATGGCGGCTGATGGCAAGAAAGCCGCGACTTCCGGCGAATCCGGTAGTCAGACTTCTACCGCCGTCGGCGTCCTGCTGTGGGACGTTTACGAGGATCGCCCCCAGGGCACTATCGTAATCGGCGGCTACATCAACACCACCAAGGCACAGGCACATTCCGGTGTTACCGTGGATGCTACCGCCAAGGCTGCTATGAAGAACGTCGTATTCATGTAAGGAAGGAGGATAAAGGATGAACATTTCTGATGTTTTCAGCGCTGCCGCTATTGCCGTGCAGCAGACCGAAGCTGCGTCTAACCGCATGGCTTACCTGGGTGAGGGTTTCTTCCCTGCCAAGAAGAAGATGGGCCTGGATTTGAAATGGATCAAGTCCCACAAGGGCCTGCCCGTTTCTCTGGCCCCCTCCAACTTCGACGCCAAGTCTACCCTGCGTAGCCGCGAGGGTATCAAGGTCGATGAGACCCAGATGGCCTTTTTCCGTGAATCCATGCTGGTGAAGGAAGAGGATGAGCAGGAGATCATGCGTATCATCGACGGCAATGATCCCTACCTGGCCTCTGTCCTGTCCTCCATCTATGACGATGCTTCCACCCTGGTTGAGGGTGCCCGCGTCGTGGCTGAGCGTATGCGTATGCAGCTGCTGGCCCCTGTTACCGATGGTTCTCCCAGAATCGTCCTGGAAGCTGGTGGCGTGCAGTACTCTTACAACTACGACACCGACGGCAGCTACAAGACCAACAACTACAACGCTATCACCACCGCTACCAAGAAGTGGAGCGCCACCGACACCGCCGACCCCATGTCTGACATTCAGGACGCTCTGGATTCCGTCGAATCCAACACCGGCACCCGGCCCACTATCATGCTGTGCAGCAAGAAGACCATGGGCTACCTGAAAGCCAACGCCAAAATCAAGTCCGCTGTGCTGGCCCAGAACATCACCGCCAACGTGTTTATGACCGATGCGCGAGTGAATGAGCTGTTCCAGAACGAGCTTGGCGTGACCATCATCGTGTACTCCAAGCAGTACAAGGATGAGGCTGGCACTGCTCACAAGTTCTATCCCGACGATATGGTGACCCTGCTGCCTGAGGGCGCACTGGGTTCTACCTGGTACGGCACCACCCCCGAAGAGCGCACTCTGATGGGCAAGGCCGATGCCGATGTGTCCCTGGTTGATACCGGCATTGCCGTTGCGGTGACCACCACCTCTGACCCCGTGAACACCAAGACCACGGTTTCCGAAATCGTCCTGCCCTCCTTCGAGCGCATGGACGAGACTTACGTTATCAAGGTAGCCTGAGAAAGGAGCTAACCAATGGCTTACGCAACCTATGAGTTTTACAGGAACGAATACGGCGGCAACGCCATTGAAGAAGCCGATTTCAACGGTCTTGCTACCCGCGCTACCGCCTACATCAACGCCGCCACTAGCGGGAAAGCTATGTCGGCGGTGGGAGATGATTTAACGGCGGTGCAAATGGCTACCTGTGAGCTGGCTGAAATCTTCCAGGATGAAAACAGGCTGAACGCCCTGACCTTTTCCTCCACCGGTTCCATCTCTAGTGAATCGGTGGGGGGATGGTCCCGGAGTTACGGCACCAAAACTCTGAGTGCGGCAGACCTGCAACTGCTAACAGCGCGCAAAAAAAGCGCGTTGTTAATCTACCTGCAAGGTACCGGTTTTTTACAGGCTACCGGCTACCCGATGGCAAAGTGGGGTGACTGCTGGTGACGATGTTCCCGCATACCATCACCCTGTATATCATCACCGAAGATCAGGTAACATTCGAGCAAGTGACGAATATCACGGTGCTGGAAGGGGTGCTGTTGGACGCTGCCAAGGCCACCAACGTCCGTTCTTCCGGCATGGAAAACGCCGATGCGGTGACGGTATACATCCCGTTCGGCGTGAAAGCCTACGACGGGCAGACAGCCGAAATCAAACGGTATGTATCCCCGAAGGAATACCATGCCGCCGCCGATAAAAGCGGCCTGTGGACGCTGGATTCTGCACCGCCTACCGATGTTTCTACATTCATCGTCAAGGGTGAGGTTGTAGAGCCTGAGAAGGATTTCCAGTGGATTAACCGCACACATGATGATGTATACAGAATCAATTCGGTGGATGCGAAGGATTTCGGCTCGGAAGAGATGAAACATTTTGAAGTAGGTGGGCGTTGATGATTAGCGTTAAGGTTGATGTAAAGATTGACGCCGCCAAGTTCGCCCAGCGTGCAGACCGGGCAAAGGAAGTTCTGGCAAACGAAGCCATGAAGGACACCGACCAGTTTGTCCCAGCTCTTACAGGTTCCCTTGCGGGACGAGCTAGGGTGCAGGGAGATACCATCGTATACCCTGGCCCGTATGCCCGTTTTCTGTGGGAAGGTAAGGTATTGGTTGACCCGGATACCGGAAGCCCCTGGGCTAGGCCGGGAGCTACTAAAGTGGCAAACGGCAAGAGCTTGGTGTTCACCAAGGCAATGCACGGACAGGCGCAAAGCCATTGGTTTGACGCTTCTAAGGCTATGAATCTGCCGAACTGGGTAAAGAAGTACAAGGAGGCGATATTGAATGGATGATAAACCATTACGCATGGTATCCAGGGCGGAAACCGACCAGATTTCCAGGAAACTGCTGGTTTGGCTGAATCTTTACGAAAGTAAACCCGCCAATATCGCCTTTGAATACCTTCCTTCCGATCAGCCTGGTATGGCGCTTTCTACTATCCAAGGGGCCTACAAAACCAAGGAATACGTTCGCGGGGCGTATCAGGGGCAGTATCAATTCAAAATCATCTACCGCCTGCAACCGTCCAGCAACAATGATCGGTTGAAAGCCGACGAAATCCTGGATGCTATTGGTGATTGGGCCGTATCCCGCCGCCCATTGCCCTATTTAGGGGATGGGAAACAGGCAACTAAAATTACCTGCAACACCAGGGCGGCAATGTTCGCCCGGTACGACGATAACACAGAAGATCATCAAATTCTGATGACTATGGACTACTTTTCCAACTGAAAGGGGAAATGAAAAAAATGAAACTTTCTACCCTTATGACGGGCAAGGAGCCGTCTCCTTCCTATTCCGGCGTTGCCACTGCCGACGATTTTGTTCTGGCCGTTGACATTGCCTCTTCTCCCACTGGCAAAATCGGTGACTATGTGGTTGTCCAGGGCGGCATCACTAACGTTGATTCCCAGCTGAACCCGGAGAGCGAGGACAAGACCTACATCCGCAACGGCAAAGTGACCACCAAGACCGCCACTCAGCGCACGTTCAACGTTACCGGTGATCGCATGTTTGGTGACGATTTCCAGGACTACGCCCTGTCTCACGCTATCAAGTTCGGCACTGGCCAGGCCGTTATCGTGCCCTACGTCTATTTCTCTCTGCTGACTGGCAAGGGCGAAAAGGGTACCGCTGCCGTCATCGTGAACTCGGACGGTTCCGGCGAGGCAGGCGCTTCCGCTGAGATCGATGTGGATATCATGGCAACTGCCGCCCCCACCGAGTACACCTATTCCGCCGACGTGTAACCAAATATAAGGAGGATTAAGCATGGACACCTACAATATCAACGGCGTTGCCGTGGAGTATGACACCTTCGATACGGTAAACATGGAGTTGTTTATCAATGAGCTGGAACGTGTGCAGAAGGAAACCGAAGCACTGCCCAAGAACGCCACCGCCTACATGAAGGGCATGTGTGAACTGGTTCGGGACTTCTTCGATACCATTATCGGGGAAGGTACCTCTGACAAGTGCTTCGGCCCCAGAAGCAACCTGAAAGCTATCGTGTTTGCATACGGCGATTTCGTCCGCCGCGTGGCGGAAGAGATGGTTTCCATCAAGGATATCGCGAACGGGCTTCCTGTGCCCGGCGCTGCCGCCACCCCCACCAACCGGGAGCAGAGACGCGCAGAGGAACGGGCACGACGCCGCGCAGAAGCCGCCGAGCGGGTGAAGCTGCGCAAGTCCGATGCGAACTAACCCGTTTCGAGCGCTACCGGATCATGTTGAAGTCAACGGGAGACAGGTGCCGATAGACCCTAGCTTCCGCGTTGGAGTGGCTATAGAGCTAGAGGTATTGAAGGAAGAAAAGCCGGATGTAGCTGGCCTATTAAGCCTTTTCTACCAAGGCTCTGTCCCTGCCGATGTTAAGGGCGCTGTTGAAGCTATGCTCGGATTTTTCCGTGGGTACAATCAGGCCGACGGAGAACCAAAACAAGGGGATAAGAAGAAGGGAGGGAGAGTATACGACTTTGAGCAAGACGCCGAAGCTATCTCTTCCTCTTTTCTTACTTACTACAATATCGACCTTACGAAAACAGACTTACATTGGTGGGAGTTCCGCCGCCTGCTGTTCAACCTGCCGCATGAAAGCAATTTTATGCAACGGATTATGTACCGAACGGCGGACTTAAACAAGCTGGACCGGACGCGCCGCAAGCATTTCAAGAAAATGCGCGAAATCTACGCTATCAAGGATACCGTAGACCGCAAAAAGCACATGACGGTGGAAGAACGCGACGCCGAATTGTTAGCGCAGATAAACAGGAGATACCAGGAGGCAGAGGAATACGTCAAACAGAAGGGGAAAGGTGATTAAGGTGGTGACGTAAATGGCTGATGGTTCCGTTACCATCGAAATTAACGGCGATGCCAGCGAAGTAATAAACTCGTTCAAACAAGTTTCATCTGCTGCCGAAGCATTAGCAAACAACCTAAAGGGTATCACTGGCTCATTTGAGGCTGTTTCCAGCGCTTCGCGGGGCATGTCAGAGGGTATTTCTGGTTCCCTTGGGGACATTGATACATATCTTAATGAAATCGACGCCTCACTGAATGAGCTGAACAACGATCCGTTTTCCACGGCGGCGGATGGTGCTCAAAACTTAGGGAATTCACTGAACGATATGGATTCCTACCTAGATGATCTTGAATCATCGTTCGATGAACTGCGAAACGACCCATTTAGCACAAATTCGGACGGCGCGGACCATCTTCGTGAGGATTTGGACAGGTTGAGCGATTCAGCAGATGATGCCGAGGAAGACCTGGATAGATTGGGTGATGCTGCCGATGATGCCGGGGACCAGATGGATGAAGCTGGTGGTAGTGCCAGCAAATTCGGCGAGATTTTCAAAGGCACCTTCATGGGCAATCTCGCTGCCAAGGGCGTCGAGTTGGCCGTTGAAGCCGTTAAAAAACTCGGCGAGGCTATGATCGACGTCGGCAAGCAGGCCGTCGAAGCCTACGCTTCTTATGAGCAGAATGTAGGCGGCATTGATACCTTATTTAAAGAAGCCAGCGGCACGATGCAACAGTACGCCGCTAACGCCTACAAAACAGCCGGGCTTTCTGCCAACCAGTACATGGAGACGGCTACATCGTTCGCCGCGTCTCTGGTTTCTGGTCTGGGCGGTGACGTAAACAAAGCGGCAGAGATAGCAAACCGAGCTATCACCGACATGTCGGACAACGCCAACAAGATGGGCACCGACATGCAAAGCATACAGGACGCCTACCAAGGTTTTGCTAAGCAAAACTACACGATGTTAGATAACCTAAAACTGGGTTATGGCGGCACACAATCAGAAATGATTCGCCTAATCAACGATTCAGGCGTCCTTGGTAAAAAAATTAGCAGCCTAGATAATGTGTCGTTTGCGACAATGATCGAGGCTATCCATGCGGTGCAAAACAATCTCGGTATCACTGGCACCACGGCGAAGGAAGCAGCTACCACTATCGAGGGTAGCGTAAACTCCATGAAGGGTGCCTGGGAAAACTGGCTCGTCGGGCTGGCAAGCCCGGATGCAGACCTTGGTGCGCTTACACAGAACCTAGTCCAGAGCGTTGTTACAGTCATTCAAAACGTCGGTCCGACTATCGGACGAATTCTTAGTAATTTGGGAAGCCTCATCCTGGATGGTCTGAGCAATCTATTTCCCGACGTTGCAGGCTGGATTTCTGGCCCCATTGAAGGTGTGAAATCGGCATTTTCCACATTAGGGGAAGCCATAGGCAAGGTTTTTACACCAGAACGAACGGCGGCAATCAGTGAGTTTTTCCAGAAATTTACCGAAATTGCGGCAACGGTAGCTATCACAGCTCTCAGTGCTGCCCTTGAATTTTTGGCAAACGTAATTACCGCCGTTGTAACGGTAATTGGTGCGCTGATAACCTTTTTCAGCACCACTTTACCCAACGCAATCCAAACGGTAATCACCTGGTTCCAAAACCTGCCTGAAAACATCACCAACGCACTGACAGCGGCAGGTGAGGCTATTCGCAACTGGGGCACCTCAGCGAAGGAAGCGCTGGTAAACGCTGTAACCAATGCTATCAATGCAGTTGTTACATGGTTTTCCGGGCTAGCAAGCAAAATTACCAGTGCTTTAACGGCGGCTGGTGCTGCTATCCGCAACTGGGGCAACAACGTTAAGCAGACGATGGTGAACGCCGTAACCAATGCCATTAACGCGGTGGTTACATGGTTCCAGAATCTCGCTGGTAAAATCACCAGCGCACTAACAACGGCGGGTGCCGCTGTTCGTAGTTGGGGATCGCAGATGATAGCCAACATGCGGCAGGCGGCGAGCAACGCCGTCAACGCGGTTATCACCTTCTTCTCGTCCCTTCCTGGCAAAATCAAAAGCGCTTTAGCAGGCGCTCTTTCCGCCCTGATTAGTTGGGGTTCTCAGATGGCGTCCCAGGCCAGGGCCAAAATGGTGCAGGTTGGCAACAACATCAAATCAACGCTTTCTTCGTTGCCTGGACAATTGAAATCCATCGGTTCCAACATCATCCAGGGACTAATCAATGGTATTTCCGGCAAGATCAGCGCGGCTATTGGAAAAATCAAAAGCTTTGCCGGGCAAATCAAGGACGCTTTCACCAGCCTTTTAGGAATTAATTCGCCGTCCAAAGTATTCTATGAGTACGGCGTGAACATCATTCAGGGCCTTGCAAACGGCTTGAAGGAAAACATCAAACTGGCCCGTGATGCAGCTAGAAACGTTGCTAACATCGTTTCCAAAGAGGTTGAAAAGCTGAACGAAGAGATTGAAAAAATCGAAACGGCAGCTAATGAACGTGCAGCAGCTAAAGAGCTTGCTGAGTACAAGAAAAACCTAAAGGAAAAGAACGACGAACTAGCCAAGGCAGAAATCAAGGACAGGGAAAAGATTCAGGCTGATATCGACAAGCTGAATGAAGATTGGAACGAAAAACAGCTCCAAAAGCAGGAAGCAGCTCAGAAGGAAGCTCTGAAATCCCAAGCGGATGCCCTGAATGAAATCAAGAACAACTACGAAAAAGCACTGAACGCTGTTGAAAGCAGCCGGGATAGTTTGCAGGGCAAGTTAAGCGACGTTGATCTATTCACCGAGGAAGATGATTTCTTCCAGCTGACAAACCTGCAAAATAGTATCGACGCTATCAACAAGTATGGCGATACCATCCAGGCCCTAAAAGACCGTGGCATTGCGGATAGCTTGCTTGATGAAGTCTTGGGGCTGGATCAAGAAAAGGCCATGAAGTACGCCAACGCCCTGTTGAGCATGGCGGACGATCAATACGAAAACTATATGTCCCTGTGGCAGGAGAAGGAAGCGGCATCTAAAAAGGTGGCCCAATCCATCTATCAGACGGAAATCGACGCTATCCATGACGAATACCTGGATAAGTTGCCGGATGAGTTTAAGCCTGCTGGGCAAGAGGCTATGGATGCTTTCGGTGACGGCTTGGCTATCAGTGGGGAACGGGCCATAGCAATAGCAAAATCCGTATCTGATAGCATCCTGGCAGAACTGGATAGAATCAACGCTGCCGACGTGGTTTCCAGGACGGTAAACGCCGATGTTTCCGACTTCTCTGGGCGGCTGACTGGTACGGTAAACGACAAAGCGGCACAGGCCGCGTCGTTGAAAACCGAGGATATGACCGGACTGGCAAATGCCATTGTCCTAGCATCCAGCGCCCAGGGACGAAGCAAGGAAATCGTGCTGAATCTGAACGGCAAAGAGGTCGCCCGTGGCCTGATTGACGATATCCGAGCCGTGGAAGACCAAAGTCCGCGCATAGTAAGCGATTAAGGGGGTGGGAAAATGAACGAAGATACTGGCAACATGTTCCTCTCTATCGACGGAATCGAAGTCGAAGATTTGGAAGAGGGGGACTACACCGCCTATGAGGAAGAGCTAGGCGTCTCAGAGCGTATGATTTCCGGGCGGCGTATCGAAGAAGTCCGCGCTACCATCTGGCACGTGGAACTGGAATGGTCTGCAATCGACTATGCCACAATGCAACGGATTGCAGAGGCCATGAAAGCGAAGCGTCGGCATCAATTGTTTTTCCTGCCCTCTACCGGCGGGAAAGAGCTGGTGCAGGGGTGGTTCCATCTGGTAGAACAGCCTCAACCCACGCTCACCCGCTGGGGAGACGCTGGCCCCACCTGGGGCGGGTACAAACTTGTATTCGAGGAGATCGACGGCCATGATTAAACACAGCGCAGAATATGATGCCGCTATCGTGGCTGATTCCAGAAAACAGCTAGTCCGGGCAGTGTTCGATCTGGTAGACCCGGATGCAACCATCAACAGCATCACTCCCAATGAGGAAGGGCCTATCTCTAACTCAGCCCAGGTGGCGAATCGTGGCAACGACGAAAGCCCGGATACCATTGCAACACTGGAACTGAATCGCTGGGTACTGGATGGTAGTTTTACCATCCGGCCCAGCGACCCAGCGGACAGAAGGGGACAGGTTGGCTGGGAAGGGGAGACCCTATCGGGCCAGGATGGGAGTTTTCCCGAACCCTATCCCTATATCGAAATCGCAGTGTCCAACATCGAAATCTTGCAGGCCGTCACGACGCAGTTTTCCAGCAAATCGGCGGACGGGTACCCAACTGAGTTCGATGTTCAGGTTTGGAGCGGTGATAACCTTCTGTATACCAGGGCTGTGACGAACAACCGAGATACCAGTGTGGTCATTGATGGATTCACGGTGAACTATCCCACACGGGCGCGGCTGACTATTAAAAAATGGTCCCTGCCTAACCGCGTTGTCCGGGTTCTGCGCCTGCTGTTCGGCCTGTATGAAACATGGGACACGAAAGTTTTGCAGTCCGTGGATATCCTGACAGAGGTGACTTTCTCAGGGCTGAAAATCCCGTATTCGACCTGTGACATTCGGGTGGAAAACAAAGACCATCGTTTCGACCCCTATGCCCCGAACACGATTTTTACATCTATCGAAGATCGACAAAGAATCGTCGTGGAGCTGGGCCTATACCTAGAGGATGGCACGATTGAGTGGTTGCCCGGTGGTACCTACTACCAGCAAAGCGCAGGTTGGAAGCTGCAAGACCTTACTGTTGAATGGTCCCTTGTGGACGTTATCGGGGCGCTGACCAAGAGAAATTTCATCGTCCCCGAAACACTGCCAACGAAAGTATCCGGCTGGATAGAGGCTATTATGGCAAGCCTGGGCGCAAACTTCCGCACAAACTACATCGTGGAAGATGCTGTAAAGGATATTTCCATTACAGCCACGAAGGACGATATCAAGGATAAAAAATGCGGCGAGATGCTACGCTTCCTCTGCATGGCAATCAACGCATGGCCCCGGCAGGATTTCGCGACCGGCTACCTGCGTGTCGGCAAGCTGGCCCAGGACGAAGGGAACCGAATTACCCTAGATAACATGTACGAATACCCGGAAATGTCGGCAAACGATGATATAGCGGATATCACGTTTAAGTTGGACAACAACAACGAAGTTACATTTTCCGGGAATAACACCGAATCCGAGGTATCCCTGAGTGTCGATAACCCGTTTATCCACACAGAAGCGGATGCCAGAAAGGCAGTTATATCCTGCCTGTTCGAGTACGGCGGGCGTTCGTTCAGCGTGAAAAGTCGGGGCAATCCATCCAGCGAATGCGGCGATATCCAGGCGGTAGACACGCAATTCAAAAGCACGATTTCCGCCCGACTGTACAAACAGCAGCTTACCCTAGAAGATGGCGTCATGCGTTCCAGTCCGTCCGAACTGGTGCAGTCTCCCAATGATTCCATGTATCAAAACAAGATAGTTCTCACTGGTTCTGGTACCTGGACAGCGCCCCAGGCCGGTGCAATCAAAATCACGCTGATTGGCGGCGGCAACGGCGGCATGGGCGGCGGCGGCGGCAATATGCTGTGGGGTGATTCTTTCGACCCGAAGGACAACGATGGCGGCATCGGTGGCAATGGTGGCAGGGTGTTCATCATCGAAACAACTGCCACCAAAAACCAAGCATATACCTACGCTTGTGGCGCGGCTGGTACCGGCGGCGCTGGTGGTGCAAAGGGCCAGGATGGTGCCAAGGGAACGGATGGCATGCCTACTACATTCGGTGTGTTCACGTCCGCCAACGGTAAAATCTACACCTCTGGTTTGATGGACATTCAAAGTGGCGCTGTGTACGCCCAGAAGGGCGCTGACTATGCCGGTACAATCACCGGCCTGGAAGGTTCCGGCGGCGCAGGCGGCAAGCAAGGCCGCAATGGTAAATACGCCCAGCGCAAAGACAAAGAAACCGGCATGTATCATACCTATGTAGCCGCAAGAGCTACGGAGGGCACAGCCGGGGAGAACGGAAAACCTGGGTGTGTAATCGTAGAATGGTAGGTGATTCAATGGGTGTAAAGCGTTCAGCAATTACAGAAAACGGTAGTATAATCGACGCCCTAATCACGGACCGTACAGCATCGGATGTTTCCGAAGCCGTTAGTTTGGCCCAGAAAATCAGCACAGGAAACGCAACGGAAGCGGAAATCACCGAGTTTCTGACCGTGATGAAGGGGAGTTACAACTACACCGACATGAATCGTGTTGGCCAGGCAGTGGCTTACCTTCGGGATAGACTGCGTGACGATGCTGGTACTTCTGTGGAGGTAGCCCCTAAAACGGACTGGGCCAACGGTGATATCCCAACCCCGGAGCAGGCGGCGCAGTATATCAGCAATGTAAAAAACATCCGTGCGGCGTTCATCCTGCCGGAGAACACACCACCAGCTCCCGAATCCCTGTCCAACCTAACCTATTCCCAGGCGAACAATATCGAAACGATATTCCGAAACCTGGACAAAACAATCGAATCGCTGAAAATCACGCTGATAACCAGCGGCGAAGTTTTCAGCGGGGAGGTGTAACATGATCGATTCTGTATTAAAGGGGACTGGTAACAGCCGATTCCTGAAAAGTGCGGTGCCCGCTGGGACTAGCTGGGCGGACGCCCTTGCAATGCTCCAGGCCGGTACATTCCCCATTGATTTCAACGGTATCAATGCCGAAGGATTCCAACAGGTGGGAACGCCTCTGAACAAGGCAAACTTGCTGAAAGATGCAACTGCCGCTCAAATCGGCCTCCCCCCCTCCACCACCCCCGACGGCATGTTTCAGGCGTTGGGGAATACGGGGGAGTTGCATGTGTGGCGGAAGACGGTAAAAAATGCGGCGGATATACCGGCAGGTTACACGTTGGAAGCGGCGCAATCTAACCTGCATGTTCCGACAGCTGGACAGTCGATTGATTTCGTCTTTTCTGCATCCATCACCGTGGGCGACGATGGAACGGTTTCCCAGCCGTCATCCGATTGGAAGAGCGTGTATGCAACCGATACATACGTGTCAGTTCTCCAGTCTCTTTTGGCTGGTAAATTTTTCACCACTAGAAGCATTTATGCCACTGGTATTGAGGGTGTGTGGTACTGTCCATCTAACCTAACTGTTTCTGTGTCTGACAACGACATAATCCTAAGTCAGGCACAGAAAGTTAACGCCCACGGCATCATCCCCGCCGGAACAACCAGCACCTACCCTGTATCAACCAACCCCAATGCGTATCAAGAGAGCGACGATGCGAAGGCGGCGGGGTATACGCTGGGGGAGGTGGAAACTGGTAAATTTGTGCTGGGGACCGGTATGGGTAGCAACGCGCAAAATATGTTCTACATTTCGAGCAGCGTAACCGTCGATGATAGCGGAAACATTTCGCAAGAAAACCAAGGAGCCACTTATATCAACGGAGAAGACAACAATACCATGCAGGGTAATGCGAACAACGTTATCGGGAAATTTGTGGTTCTAAATTCCAAAAAAAGCAATTCCGATTTCGACGTTGGAACGATTTGGTACATCCCGCCTGATGCAACTATCGGAAACAGTTACCTCACGGACGGCGGGGCTTACGATCAATTTAACATCACAAACTACGTCAACAAGCGCCAACCCGTCACCGGCTACGCCGCTATCCCTGCTGGAACCACTATCGAATACCTGGGGAAGCTTGGGGATAAAGCGAGGGTGCAGGTTGTGTCCTATGTGGGGACGGGGACGTATGGGGAGGATAATCCGTGTAGCATCTCGGTTGATTTTCCAATGAAAGCCATTGTATTCCTTGCTCGCGTTTATACGAATGAGAGCGACAAGAAAATAAGTACGTATTTTGTTAGCTCAAGTTATGCAAATGATGTGTCCAGCGTCCTTGTCGAACAAGTGCCAACGACCTATTCGCAGTCTCTTGGTCTTGGTAACAATTATTATAGCAATAATTTCGGCAAGAGAAGCAAAGATCGTAAATCTTATTACTGGTATAACACTAATAACGAGAGCGATCAAGGTAATTTTGCAGGCACTATCTACTATTTTCTTGTCATCGGCTAACTGAAAGGAGGGACACCCATGTACTACATCAACCCAACAGGCCAAAACCACGGCAACCCTATGGGCCAACCCTTCCCCGGCTGTGTAGCTCTGCCCGATGAGCTGCTGATGGACTACATCAACACCAAGGGCTTCTGTACCATCACCGTGCAGGACGGCGCTGTGACGGCGCTGGTGGTGGACCAGGAGGCGCTGGACGCCTACAACGCAGAGCACCCGGACGTGGAGCCGGAGAAGCCGGTGACTGTGGAGGATTTGCAGGCGGAGAACAAGCTGCTGAGAGCCCAGGTGCAGGCCCAGACCGACCGGTCGGATTTTATCGAGGACTGCATCGCAGAAATGGCAGGCGTGGTCTACGCCGCCGGTGAAACCTGATGATTCGGGGCATCGTGTCCCTTGTCATAAAAATTCTGATGAAAGGAGAGTTTGTGATGATGGCTATGTTTTTTGCACAGCGCGTGATCCTGGGCAAGACCGCCTTTGATCAGGTGCCTAAGGCTCTGAAGAAGGGCGTCGCCGAAGTCTTGATTGATTCCGGTCTGCCCGAACTGGTGCCCTCCGAATACGGTGGCACTGCTGACGCACAGTAAGCATAACGGCCCCCGCGCTTTGCGGGGGCCAATCTTTCAGAAATGAGGTGCCATTATATGGAACCTGAGCAGATCATTACGGCGCTCCTGGCTGTGCTGGGTTCGTCCGTCGCGATTGAAATCATCCCCATTAAAATCAATCCTTGGACGTGGCTGGCCCGGAGAATCGGGAAAGCTATTCTAGGAGATATTGCAGACCAACTGTCCGGGATTTCCGAACAGCTAAAAAGTCACATTGAAGAGGATGCTAGGGACAAGGCCAAGCGCCTGCGGGTGCGCATCTTGCGATTTGCCGATGAGTTACTCCAGGGGGAGAAACACAGCCAAGAGCATTTTAATGAGATTTTGGAAGACATCACCGAGTATAACCGATACTGTGCCACACACCCGGATTTTCCGAATGACAAGGCTGCTATCTCCATCGGGCATATCGAAAACGTGTATCGGGCGCGGCTGGAAAACAACGATTTTTTGTAGGGAGGGACGCACATGAAACAACTGCTGAAACTGCTGGACGTGAAGAGCCTGGTGACGCTGGCTATGACCGGGGCGATGATCGCCTTACTGTTTGCGCCGGTGAACGTGAATCAGGACGCTGTGACGCTGTTCTGCACGGCCTACGGGGCTATCATCACGTATTTCTTTACCAAAAAAACGGAGGGAGGGACGAAAAATGAGTGAATCCAGCTTAGCTACCTACGTCCACTACTCCCCCAACTGCACCAAGCCCCGACAGGGGACTATCCAGGGCGTGGCAATCCACTGCACCGCCGGAGGGCGGAACTTGCCCGCCCGCAGCTTTGCGGACATGAACCGCTTTGCCGTGAAGCAAAAAAACGGGGCATCCTGCCACTATGTGGTAGGCGGTGACGGCTCCATTGCCCAGGTTTGCCGGGAGGAAAACCGGGCCTGGTGTACCAGCAACCCGATCGACCACCAGATCATCACCATCGAGGTTGCCAGCGACGCCGACGGGGTGTGCAAATGCAATGCGGCGGCACTCAACAGCCTGATTGAGCTGCTGGTGGATATCTGCCAGCGGAATAACATTCCCCGCCTGCTGTGGCGGGGGGATAAGGCGCTGATGGGGCAGTGGGATGAGCAGAACATGGTGGTGCATCGCTGGACGGCGAACAAAGCCTGTCCGGGGGACTACCTGTATAATAAGCACGCGGCGATTGCCCAGGCCGTCAATGAGCGGCTTGGGGCGGAAATGGAGGATGAGGATATGGATATCAACAAGTTGTTGGCAGAAATGACGGGGGCGCAGGCCTACACACTGTATACCAAGGCCATGACGTTTGCTGCCGCCGTGGCGGAACCGGAGTGGAGCCGGAAGCAGGGCCATTGGGAAAAGGCCACCCTCAAGGGCATCGTGGACGGGCAGGAGCCGGAGCGGCCCGTCAAGCGGGATGAGCTGGCCGCTGTGCTGGGCCGTCTGGGGGTGCTGGATTGAGGGGGTGGTACCATGCCCAGGTATCGGTACAGCCCCGCTCAGTTGGAGAAAATGCACGGGAACCCTTGGCTCACAGACCGGGAGAGGGCGGCGTTTGAGTTGCACTATCGGAGAGGTTGGGCGATTGAGGATGTGGCGGCGGAGTTGGACGTCTCGCGGGGGACCGTGAATAATGATTTGGCGTCGATTCGGCGGAAGAGCCTGTGAAGAAGCCCCTTGGTGTGACCCAGGGGCTTGCTTTTATTTTGGTTCATCTTGATTGTCAATGCGCCTTTGAATCAATCCCCGTACATACTCACTGACTGAGATGCCCTGCGCTTTCGCGGTGTTTCTAACATCACGCAACATCTCCGGTGGAACTGTGATAGTGAGCGACTGCATGTGTTTGTTGGACGGTTTTCGTCCCCTTCCTTTCTTCTCTGGGTGTTTTATTTCATAATTTTCCCTGGATCTTTGTTTATTCAGCATCTTCGAACATTCGTCGGAACACGTTTTTGCCCGGCGGCTGCGATTTTCTGCTATCTCATTCCCGCAAACAACGCAAATTCTTGGCGGGTCTTGGATTTCGCCTCTTTTGATTAGCTTCATTTTTCGGGCGGATTCCATTACCTGCACGGAACGGCGCTCCCTGGAACAGCGCGGGCAGAAACGCGCCTTGGATTCCCCTGGGATACTCTCCCCGCACATCTCGCATTTTTTGAGTGCTTTCACTGTGGATGTTTTGGGGGCTGGTTTATTCATCTTGTAATCTGCGTATTTTGTTGCCATATAACGCCGATCTTTTTCTCTCACGCACTCATCCGAACAGGTTGTTGCGTTCGGATGCCTATCCGGTGGGATAGGTCTTCCACAAATCACGCAAAAACGCTGTGGCTCCATCAATTCTATTTCTCTGCGCCTTTTTATGGCGTCTTCGACGTGGTCAAAGCTCCCAAAATATTTTTTTCGGCGCATTACGATCCACTTTTGGCCCTTCTCGTTCCAGGTGACACCCTTCACGCCGGACTTCTTCTTTTCCTCCATGGTTCCTCCTGATGAAGTGATGGGGCGGCGTTATGCCGTCCCCCTCTTCATTATGCGGCATTTTAGTCCATTGTCAGAACGATGTTCCAAGCGCGGAATTCCCGCTCCCACGGTTCTCCGTGCCAGAAGCTGGCATCAACGTTTTCGGCCTGCTTTGCTAAGTCGCTTATTTCGGCGCTTATTTTCTTTTTAATCTCCGTGTGCCGCTCAGCGATTTTGAACTCACTGTAATATTCATTGATGTAGGCGGCTGCGTCTCTGTATGCATTTTCACAACGTTCGTTGTACTCCTCTTCCTCTGGCGTCTCCTCAAAATCTTCTCTCCACTCGTTCTCCTCATAGTAGTGATAGCGCTCGCTGTCATACTCTGGGAAAAACTTTTTTGCCAGATTCTCGATGGTTTGATTCTTGGCGGCAATCTCTGCCTCGCAGGCGATATTGCAGTGATCCCACGCGGTTTTTAGACCGATGTATTTTTCCTTCAGCCATTCATACATTTTTGATTCCTCCTAATTTTTATTTCTTGGGTCTCTCTTAACTGTCCTTATTATACACCAGCTAGGTATAAAATGCAATTGACATACTGCACAAATATGCACCTGCTAGGTATATAAAACGACGAAGCTGGAAAGTACCAGGGGAAACCCGGTGCTTTTTTATTCTCCGAAATCTGCTTGAACCGCACGATCTAGCAACAGACGGACGTATTCCGGGCAGGGTGCTATCCCAAGCTCCCAGTTTTGCCAGGTGCGGTATGGGATTTTGTATCGCGCCGTAAACTCCTTTTTGTTCAGGCCTGTGGCGGCGCGAATTGCGGCAGGCGAAAGCGCGTCTTGACCGTCTTTCTGGTGCTCCTCCACGGCGTGGACGATCCGCTGAATCAAATCGTCCCAGGTTTCGCAATTCCCAAACCAGTCCTCGATCTCGCTGGTGATCTCCAGGCTGTTGCCCTTGTAGTCGTTGGCTTGGCGGCTCTCCTGCTCAAAATACATACGGATGTCGGTTACCACGCCGTCCTCTACATCCGCATAGGCATGATCTAGCATCCGATCCACGCCGTCCTCCAGGGTATGGCCGGGCATTTTGCCCTGCACGACGATGTGACCACTTCGCAGGGCGGGGCCGTAGGAATTCATGCAGCTGCGGATGCTTTTTTCTAATTTTTTCATGGTGTTGCCTCCTCAATTCATTCCCTTAATCCAGTAGGGGTTAAATTTGAATGTTTTCATTTCGGGGTTGCTAGCCAGTTCAGAAACCAGCCAACTCCACTCTTTGAAATTAGGCGCTTCTGGATTGTTCAGGCTGTAGCGGTCGCTGTTGTCTAGCCACCAACCGGCGCGGGTTGCGCGGGAGATCAACCAGGCGAGTGCGTTGTTATTTTTGTTGATGCGGTCCTTGTATTTTTCTACCCGATCAAGCTTGCCCTTGGCGGCAGCTTTGCCAGCTAGTTTCTCGAAATGGGCGTTGTCGCGTTCAACCCATGCGATGTGGGCGGCGCGGATTTTCTCAGCCCACATAATCTGTTTCTCGCTCCCGGTTAAGGCAGGAAGCTTGTCCATCTTATTTTCCTCCTTTGCGGCCACCCAAGCCAGATGGAGGCAAAAACCAAAAGAAACACGTCCAACGGGAATGGACTTGTAACGCACCCAAGCGTTCTTCATGATCTCAGACTTGTTGTACTTCATGGTGTTTTCCTCCGTTTTCTGTTTCGTGGGTCCCTCTCTTAACTGTCCTTATTATACACCAGATAGGTATAAAACGCAATTGACATGCTGTACAAATATACACCTGCTAGGTGTACAACATGACGAAACAAAAGCCCCCGCCGGTTTTCTGCAACGTGCCGGTGGGGGCTACCTTTTCTCTGGGGGAGAATAAGGTATCTATAAAATACCACATTCCCAGTGTCGAAACCCGTCCCATTTTGGGGGCGGGCTTTTTTGTTGGGCAGAAATTGAGCATAAATTGAGCAGGAATTGGGCATCATTTGAACAAGCAAGGGAGTGGGAGATGGTAAAATTTATTCAGAACGAGGGGTGATAACTATGGCTGCTTACAGTGTGCCGAACTACAACGTCAACTATCAAATGCCAAACCAGATGCAAAACGTGCAGGGCTATCAGCAGAATCAGGTATACCAGCAGGGGCAGAACTACCAGCCCTCTATAATCCAGCAGAGCAACAGCGGATATATCTGCCGCCCAGTAACAGGCCGGGAGGAAGCGGTTGCCATGCAGGTTGATTTTCTGGGGTCTGGTACGTTGATGCCTGATTTTCCCCACGGAATCATATATTTTAAGCGATTCAACCCAAACACTGGGGCGGCGGATTTTGCTGAATTCCGTTTAGCGCCGCCACAACCGGAACCAAAACCGGCGCAAGGCGTAACGATGGACGATTTCAACGCCCTAGCAGATAGGGTTAGAAAACTAGAGAAAATGGAAGGTGGGATAAAAAATGGTGCAGATGAACCCTATGATGTTTCTGATGCAGGCCGCTAGAAGCGGGAATCCAATGGGTATGCTCCAACAGTTGGCGGGCCAGAATCCACAGATTTCTCAGGCCATGCGGATGATGCAGGGCAAATCAACCAAGCAGTTGCAGCAGATGGCCCAGAACATGGCGAACGAGCGAGGCGTTAGTCTCAACGATGTGGCCCGGCAGTTAGGAATCACGATTCCTAGCAACCGGTAACAAAATATAACCCTTTCAGTTGGCGAATCTTGACAAAAATCGTCAAATCTAACTGAAAGGTGGTTTGTCGAATGGCAGACGAAATGATGACTGGTTATCTGGCCGGACAGGCTGATAACAACAACTGCAACGGCGGCGGTATGTGGGGCGGTGATGGTTCCTGGATTTTCGCATTCCTGATTATCGCCCTGATCTTCGGCGGCAACGGCTTCGGCTGGGGCAACAACGGCGCGAATGGCGGCGCTTTACAGGGGGCTATCACCCGCGCAGACCTGTGCGAATCCTTTAACTTCAACGGCCTTGATAACGCCGTTCGTGGTGTGCAGAGCGGCCTCTGCGATGGATTCTATGCTATGAATACCGGGATGCTGAACGGTTTCAATGGCATGCAGCAGGTGGTTTCTAATGGCTTCCACGGCGTTGATAATGCTATCTGCGCTATGGGTTACCAGAATGCCCAGCTTATCAACGGCGTAACCCAGAACATGAACACCGGTTTTACCGGCGTGACGGCTGGCCTCACGGCTCTGGGCAATCAGATGCAGTCCTGCTGCTGTGATACTCAGCGGCAGGTGGAGCGCGGCTTCTGCGATACCAATTACAACGCTGCAACCAACGCCCGTGATATCATCCAGTCCACCCACAACGACACCGACCGGATCATTGCGCGAATCGACCAGATGGAAACCGCACGGCAGGCCGAGAAGATCGCGGCGCTTCAGGCCGAAAACCAGGGCCTGAAATTTGCCGCATCCCAGGCCGCACAGAACACTTACCTGGTGGCGTCCCAGGCGGACCAGACGGCGAAGATCATCAACGCTATCAACCCGGCACCGATTCCGGCTTACCAGGTTCCAAATCCCTACACTGGTGTAGGGGTCTCCTGTGGCTGCAATAGCGGCTGCGGTTGCTGATTCAACACATTCCGGCTATGCCGTGATACTAAAGGCGGCAGGTTTTTCCTGCCGCCTATTTTTGAGAGGTGACGCATGGAAAAAGAAATTTTTGATAGAGCAGTTGACATGCTACAGGACGGAAAACGGCAGGAGGCTGTTATCATGCTGCGAGACAACGGATTCCCTTGTACCTCCGAGGACGGCGGCTTATCCGTTTCACTTATGCTTCTGATGATGGCGTTTTCTGATTGTTTCGATAGGGAAGGGAAATAAAATGTTAGATTTCAACGAATTCCAGGAAGCGGTTTGGCGTAGCAAGATGGCTAACGCGGCAAGTAAGCCTTGTGAAGGCTTCGGGTTGGGGCGTTCTTCTGCACCGGATTACCAGGATAACAGCAGCGATTTCTTCATGTTCGCGGTAATTATGATAATTTTCGGCGGTGCATGGATGCGTGAAATTTCCGAAAAACTCGATGAACTGAAAGGGGACAAAAAATAATGGCCTGTAAGACGATTTGCCGCCTGTGCGACAAGTTGGTGATTTCCCAGGCGGTGAACTATTCCGCTGCATCCGGGCTTATCATCAACATTCCGGCAGGTAGCTACACCAATGGGCAAAAAGCCTGCTTGGTGATCGCACAGAACATCCCGGCGGCGGCTACTATCAATGCACCGGTATTTATCACTATCGGCACCGGCACCCAACTGTACCCGCTGAATCGTGCAGACTGCACCCAGGCAACGGCCTGCAACCTGCGAACCAGAACACGGTACAGCACCAGAATTTCGACAACGGCCACGGGTGGCGCTTTCAAACTGCTGGGCCGTCCATGTTGTGCACCTAACAACGCCCTGGCTTCCATCGACGGAACGGCCCCGACAACTAACGAAGGAGGCGGCGCAGGATGAGTAAATTTAGCAGAATGATGCTCCTAAACTCTGGTAGCAAAAAGGCTTCCGATGATCGCGAGGAAAACGAACACCGCGACCAGCAGGAACGTCACCATGACTACAACGTAGACGATCGTTTCCGTGATACCCGTGGCCGTGAACACTACGACAATGGCCGCTACGCACCCCAGGACACTATGCCCTATTACTACCCTTATGGAGGCTACGACGCTAGGGGAGGGCGTGAGCCTGGCTATACGTTGGCTAGAAACGGCGGATACGCGGAACCTGCTAAAACAACCCGCCCCATTGGGTTCGAGCGCGGTGACGGTCCTTATATGGGCGGCGCAGATGCTACCGTTCCCCGGTACAACGAAATGGAACGTATGCCCGGAAACCGTGCCATGACCGGCGGTGCAGAATCCAACGTTTCGCCGCGTTTCGACATGCAGATGGCCCAAGAGTGGACGCGCCGGATGCAGAATGAGGATGGCACCACCGGCCCACACTGGACGATTGACCAAACCAACAAGGTGATGGAACAGCGCGGGGTAAATGAGGACCCTGTTAAGTTCTGGGCGGCGATGAATATGATCTATTCCGATTTCGTCAATGTAGCCAAAAAGCTTGGCATTTCTAACGTAGATTTCTACACTGAAATGACCCGTGCTTTCCTGGATGATAAGGACGTTTCGGGGGATAAACTGGCAAAATATTATGAATATGTTGTGAAATAACGAATAAACAACCGAATCCCCCAGATTTTTCCAAAATCAAAGAAACGGCCAAGGATTTTGACTAAAATTTGACTAAAACCTGGGTGTATTTCGGGGCATCTCAAGGGCCTTCAAAGTACCACCAAAAACAGCAAAAAACCGTTGAGAATCAAAGGAAATCCTTGAAACTCAACGGTTTTCTGTTTGGCGGAGAAGGAGGGATTTGAACTATCACTTTTTCGTTGAAAATCAAAGGTTTTTTACGCCATTGACTAAAATTTGACTATCATTCCTTTTCTGGGGTTTCAAACTCATAATTTGCCCCTAGTAGTTTTTTGTTCACCTTCCTGGAATGTACCTCTCGGATGTGTGTATAAATATCCTTGGTAGTGGATTCTTGGGCGTGTCCCAATAATTTTTGAGCGTCTTTCGTTCTGATGTCTTCTTCGTACAACAGGGTAGCGTATGCGTGGCGGATAGGATGTGGAGTGCAGGTTACGCCGGATTCGCGCTTATATTTTGCCCAGCACCCTTCAAAAACCCCTTCTGTCATCAGCTTTCCGTATTTGTCCGGGAAAATCAATCCCTTGCTCTTCTGGGTGATGATTTTATCTTCCAGGGCTTTCAACAGGGGTAAGGGGCGGATTCCGTTCTCGGTCTTTGGGGCTTTTATTTTTTTTACACCGAGAGCAGACACGCGGGATTTAGTAACGTGAATCAATTTTTCTTTGAAATCCACGTCCTCCCAGCGCAGGGCGAGTAGTTCACCACGCCGCAATCCTGTGTAGAGCGTCCAATATGCGAACATCCCGAATGTGCATTCTGTCGAATGGATCACTCGCTTTATATCATCGTCGCTAGCTATCTGCCGTTTCTTTTTTGGTAGGCCTGCCGGTATCTCTATCTCCCGACAAGCGTTGATCCTTGTGTATCCGTGCGCCACGGCGTACTTGCAAATCATGTTGATAACAGAACGCTGTGTGCTAGCTGTTTTCCGCGCTGGATGCTGTTCGGCAACATAGCGCATTAAAAATGCGTTGATGTCCACGGGTTCAATTTCGGTTATCTGCCTATCGCCTAGAGCCTCGATAGCTCGGCGGATGGGGGCATAGTACGATTTCTTTGTGTTGATTTCCAGCCCTTCAACGTAGTTCTCCTGCCACTCTTCGGCGATAGCGCCAAATGTCCGGGCTTGTTCCTGTTCCTGTTCGTACTGGTTAATCTTTTCCAGCACTTCCCGTTTTGTCCTGCCATAGAAAAATTTGGTTTTCTTTTGGCCGTTTACAACAATGGGCAAGTTTTCTTGCCATCTTCCGTCTACGCGTTTGTACATTGAATTTTCCTCCTGTGTGTGCTACACTAGCAGGGACTAGCAGCGTAGCAGCGTTGTCTAGTCGGGTTTATAGGGGGAGCTGCCTGCACTCGAATTTTGGGCGGCTCCTCTCTTTTTGTTCAATATGTCCATGCTCCACCCTTGCATTGGCACAGCGTCCCTGCTATACTGATACCGATGCAACGCGGAGAAGTTAAAAAGTTGCAGTTTTCTCCTAGCCGTGGGGGCTAGGTGCAAGAAAGCCGTCTGGGAATTCAGGGTCCCGGACGGCTTTTCTTTTTAGCTTAATTGTGCAGGATCAAATTCCTGTGTTGCTTTGTCAGCGCCGCCAAGGAAAACGCTCAATTCAAATTCTACCTTAGATGTTGTGTTGGGTAATTCGTAGGCAAGCTGAAAATCTTGGGTGGTTCCAGGGCGAATATCCTTCCATTGTGCATCCCCGTCATAAACACCATCCCGATCTTCGACAGCAGCGTTTTCTAACTGTACGCCGTCCTGGAACGCCTGCCCCATCAAAGCGGCCAGCGCGGATGTGGTTTCTTCGCTGTTGTTCGTCCAGGTGCAATCAACGATGATAGCATCGTTTCCTTCTATGTCTTTCGCGAGGGAAGCGCCCTTGATGGCGAAATCATAGCTATCAGTGGAAATGCTTGCAGTATCTTTGGGCGTTTCTTCGTCCTTGGCAGTGTCAGCGGCCTGGGTGGTATTCTCTGCGTTGTTTTCGTTGGTATCAGTTGTCGTACCAGCATCACCACCGCCACAGGCGCACAATGTCAGGGCCAGGGCAGAGCCGAACAGAATAGCGGCTATACGTTTTTTCATTGGGCACCATCCACTTTCTCTAGGGTGGCGGTAACGGTGCTACCGTCCACAGTCACGTCATAAGTGATCTTGCCGTCCTGGTAGGTGAATGTCTTGGTTTCGTCCGGGGATGCCATGAGCGCGGTGCTAGTCTGCTCTGTGTCGTTCTGGGAATCCCAGGTGTAAGGTTCATCTGCCGTGGTGGGTGCGGTGTAGGTACCAGCCCAGTACAGCATAGAATCACCATCTACCACCCAATCGACCGTGATGGAATCGTCGGTGATGGTGGCTTTCTGGCTCACCTCATCGGACAGTTTGGCTTCCCATTCGCCCACCAAACTAGGTGGGGTTGCCTGCTTGGAATCTGCTGCCGGTGCATCCGTCGTGCTGCCACTGCTCCCACAGGCGCACAAGGACAGCATCAACAGGGTACCGGTCAGGCCTGCTAAGACTCTTTTATTCATTTTTACCTCCAAATATATTTATTGCCGCCCTCCGGCGGCATTGGGAACTCAGTACCTCACCCAACCCAGTCCACCGTTGAATATGTCGATCAACAGGAACACAATAGCCCCGAATAGGGTAGCCAAAAGCGCAATGGAAAATATGCGCTTCTGCTTTCGTTCGTATTCCAGGTGCTTCAACAGCCCTGCAATGCGCTGCTTATAAGCTTCCTCTAGGTGGTTCTGTGATTCCTCTAACTGGGCCAGGGTGGTATTACTTCTCATGGCGCGTTCATCCTGCGCCGCTTTCTCCGCTCTTAACATTTGCATGATTGCGTCCGCAATGTCCGGCGGCGGTTCGGATTGCCCGTTGATATAACGGCTCACCATACTCTCGGAGCTGTTACATGTAGCGGCAATTTCTCTTAGTGTTACTCTTGTTTCTTCCTTCAACTCCTTTGCTGCCTTGGCAAATTTTCCACCATCATCACCCACGTTTCTACATCTCCGTTCATTGCAAGGGGGGATGCAAAATATTGAAAGGCCCCTTGCGTAGTTTGCAATGGATATTCCACGCCTTCCATGTTATGGTAATCCAAGGAAAATTGGGAAAGGGACGATCGGGGAAGGGAACTCGCAAACCACCCCGCGCCCCACGTTTACACCACGGGTATAATGGAGGTACAGGGATGGATCGCTTACTGTTGCTGGGGAAGATTCAGGCTATTCTTAATGGCCTGACAGACAGAGAGCTGCGGATGTTGTACAACCGCCTACTCACCGCGAAAAATGGGAGGATAACATGACTACAACCTATGGAAACAACGACCGATTGACGGAAATCATCAACCAGTGTCAAGAGCCGCGCAGGGTGTTAGCCCTGCTTGCCCTTATTGTTAAACCATGCTTGAATCAGAACGACAACACTAGAGAGGAAATCCAGATCAGCGTCGGTGATGTGTTCACCCGGCTTGGTGATACCCAGGCCGACTAACACAGCCTCGACCTCTTCCTTCGTTACAAGGTCCTTCTGTCTCGCAGATTGCGGGGCGGGAGGATCTTTTTCGTTCCCATCAGCGAAGCCAAGTAAGAAATCAACGCTTGTTCTGCAAAATCTCGCTATTTGAACCAGTAAGTCAGACTTAGGATCATGTTTCCCGGTTTCGTATCCATGCAGTGTTGCCGGGGCGATTCCGAGAAGTTTTGCGAGTTCTCTTTGCGACAGGTTGGCCGCTTCCCGCGCCTCTCTGATTTTGAATTCCATATTGAAATCCTCGCTTTCTTTCGACAGCTATATAATAGCGCATTGCTTTGGAAATGTCAACAAGAAATTCGAGATTCTCTAACTTTTTGCGAAAAACCTCTTGACAAATTCGAGAATCTCAACTATGATATAACCAGAGTTTGAGAAACTCAAATTTTTACTAGAAGGGAGAGGTTAGATGAGGGCGAACATCGAGGCCGAACGTGGCCGCAAGCGGATTCCAAAGTATAAGTTATCCCGGATGCTTGGCATCTCCCAGGAAACTTATAACCGGTATATCAACGGCGAGAATTCTATTCCGTCCGATGTGCTTGTAAATATGCGAAACATCTTCGGGTGTTCCATTGATTATCTGCTCGGTGTCATTGACGAACGACAGGAAATCAGCTGAAAGGAGGCGATACCATGGCGAAGAAGTTTGTAGTGAAACCAGAGAACGGCAAGGTTGCCGTCCTGGTTGATGGGACGGAGATCGAGGACGTTACCGCCTACACCATCCGGGAACACGCCGAGAACAGCTATGCGGAAGTCACGCTGTCCTTCATTGTGTTGGACAAGTGGCTTGTGTTCAAGGGTGAGGATACCGACGGGCCGAAGAAACCTGACCCGGCCTATCTGAAAGTCCTGCAAGAGGACCTAGCCCACGCAAAAACCAGGCTGGAAAACGCCGACCCGGAAGGTAAGCTGTACGCACTGCAAGTGCTGTGCGAAGTGTTGCGAGAGATCGACCGCTACATGGCTTACAACAAGGAAAGGGGGAAAGAAGATGGAGAAAGCAACATTTCACGACCATCTGACCCGTCTCCGGGAACTGTTTCCTGAGCGGGAGACGATCACGGTAGCGGAAGCCGCCCGACTGGTGGGGTGTAAGCCCCAGACCTTGCGGGAGAGCCGCGATTTCCCGATGAAGCCCGTTGGACGGGCGAAACGGTACCACGTAGTACCTATCATCAACTTGGCCCGTTGGATGGCCTGTTGAAAGGTTGGTGTAGGAAACGCGAAGAAAATATGTGCTGACCGATGAGGTTAAACGAATCGGCGATAAAAAGCTGTATCGCATTCGTGCTGCGGTATCGTTTGGAGATGTGAAAGAGTGGGACAAAGGTGGGTTTGTTCAATCCACCGCGAACCTGTCCCACGCAGGAATGTGCTGGATATACGACGGTGCATGTGTGTTTGATTATGCGCGTGTTTCTGATGATGCTATCGTCTGCGAAAACGCCTGGGTATACGAACGGGCGAAAATCAAGGAGCGTGCCTGGGTTGGCGGAAACGCCGAGGTCTACGGTTTTGCCACGATAACGGGCGAGGCATGGATTGGAGACGATGCCGTTGTATCTGGTAGGCAAACAATAGCGGAATGAAAGGGGAACAATAATGACTACTGTACAGGAAATCAAAACCCGCAACACCGAGCGGGAATGGGCTGATATCGAGGCCCTGGTACGGGCTATCAGCCCCACGCTGGAAAAGAACGCCAAGAATCGGCGTGATGAGGAAGTCCGCAAGGCGCGGGAAGCCAGGCGGAAGCGTATCCGCAACCGGCGCAAGGCGAACATCAACGCCGCCTTGCATAACGCCGGTATCCCACTGCGGTTGGTGTGAGCGTCATGAAGCACGAATTCACGGTGTCCGCTCAGAAGCCATGGCGGGATACCAAAGTGGGTAGCGCTGAACGTCGTGGGCCGTACCGTAAAGGCGAAAACCCGGAGCTGGTTGAAATCTGCCTGAAATGCCCACGCGAGACGTGTAGACCGAATGACTGCAAGTATTTGCAGAACCCACGGGAAAAGTTCCCGATTCCACCCTATTTTGCCGTCCGGCTTCGGGCTGGGTGGTCAAAAGCTAAACTGGCCCGGCAGTACGGCGTCACGGTCTACCGGGTGCGGAAGTGGGCCGAAAAGCTGGGGAAATGAAAATGCCGCCCACAGGGGGGTGAAACCCTGCAAGCGGCAAAGGAAAGAAAAAGCTATGGACATAGTACCAGAAAGGACGGGATTTGTCAAATGGAAAACAATGAACAGAAGTTGGAACTGTTCCCGATGAATGTGAGCATTTCGCTCCCTTTGGAAAAAGCGAAAATGTTCATCGCGGCTGATTTCGATGATTTCATCGACTATCTGATCGGAAATTACTGCTACGCAGTGTACCGCTATTTCGCCGAGCACGACGAGCAGCTTAAAGGCTGGATTCGACAAGGAGGTATGGCAGATGACCCTTTTTGAGATCGACGGCAAAATTCTGACGGCTATCGCCCACGGCACCGACCCGGAGACCGGGGAGATCAACAACCTGGACGAACTCATGGGCCTGCAAATGGAGCGGGACCAGAAGATCGAGAACATCGCCTGCCTGATTAAAAACTTGAAGGACGATGTGCGCGGCCTGAAAGCAGAGGCCCAGGCCCTCACCGAGCGCCGCCGGGTGGCTGAGAACAAGGTAGCACGGTTGGAAGCCGTGCTTGACGAGGCCCTGGATGGGCAGAAGTTCCAGACGCCCCGCTGTGTGGTATCCTTCCGCAACAGCAAGGCCGTAGAGGTGGACGATGAGGATGCCCTCATCAATTGGGCTTGCCTGAATGGCCAGGAGGACAATTTCGTCCGCTACCGCGCCCCGGAGATCAACAAAGCTAATCTGCTGCGGTACCTGAAAGAGGAACACCTGCTGGACCCGCCTGGTGTGCGGCTGGTGGAACGGCGCAGCTTGGGGGTGAAATGATGGACAACATGGAACTGTACAACGCATTGCGCGAGGTACCAGGAAACGCCCAGAAACATATCGGCGGCGGCCGGTTGAAGGGTATGACGGACATCAATCCCATGTGGCGCATTCAGGCGTTGACGGAACAGTTTGGCCCCTGTGGTATCGGTTGGAGATACGAGATCACCAACAAAACGTTACAGCCTGGAGCCAACGGCGAGATTGCTGCATTCGTTGATATTATGCTGTACTACGTTGCTAAGGACACCGGCGAGATTAGCGCCGGAGTTCCTGGAACTGGTGGCTCGATGTTCGTCACCAAGGAAAAGAATGGCATGTACACCAGCGACGAGTGCTTCAAAATGGCGCTTACTGATGCTATCAGTGTAGCAGCAAAAGCTTTGGGTGTTGGGGCGGATGTTTACTGGCAAGCTGGCCGGACAAAGTACAACAACCCGGAACCGGCAGAACAAACCACTCTGCCAAAATGTGAACAGTGCGGCAGTGATATTATCGCCACGTTCTCCAAAAAAGGGCAACTTCTCAGCCCTAATTTCCTGGCTGACTACAGCCGGAAAAAATTCGGGCGGTGCCTGTGTTCCGATTGCATGAAACATGCAGAACAACAGGATGAAAGCGCCGGATGAGAACGCCAACAGAGGTGCTGCAAGGCCGTATCGTTGATTACGATGAACGAACGGCAGAGC